CTCTGCCCAATTCGGGCAAAGAACCATAGGTACCTGTGTTAGGAGGACAAAGTGACATACATACAGCAATGGGAACAAATGCGGGAAAAAGTGCGCAATCTGGAGCAGGAACGCCAAACTCAGCTGATCTTAGCACCGCACAACGCCTACGGCTTTAAGCTGAACATCAACCACCCGCTGATCCGGCCAAAGTGGGAAGCCTTTAAGAGCGCAAAGGGACTTGGCCAGTACGGTATGACCGATGATCTGCGTCGGGAGTTTGAGGAGACTGTGCTTGCCAGCAAATATATGCAGAAATGCCTTGAGCAGGAGCAGCAGCACATTGGTGCAGTGGAGCACCAGTTCATCCGTATGGCTTACGCCTCTGCGGAGCAGGCAGCAGGCTGATGGGTACCCAAGAACACTGGACTGCTGCCCAGTACCAGGAGTATATCCGGCAGC